ATTTTGCTGGAAAACCCGGAATACATGTTCTTCGTTGCGAACGTTAAAACTTCTCCTCCGGTTTTGGAAACTGGGTGGGAATATCGCAGTGACGCACAGGACTACATTGATGACTGGAAAGGAATGCCCAGTTATTGTTTTTTAAGGATTTGGAGCAGAAAGTTCTGCTTGTTAAGCAAACACGGAATTTAAGGCACTTTAAACCAAAGGAGTAAAAAATGATTAGAAAACTGGTGGCAACCGGACTGGTTTTGACCGGCCTGGCAATTGTTTACGGGGTTCAACAGGTGGAAAACTGGTCTTTTGTTTATGCCAGTTTCTTGCTGGCTTACCTGTTGATGTTCGCAGGAATTCTTTTAACACTTAAAAACAAAAAGGACTAAAAACAAAATGAAGACTAAAAAAGACGCAATCCGAATCATTCTGGATGACACAAAGAGTTTTAAGACGAGTTTAAACTATGCAGTGAATTACTGCGACGAAGCTATGCTTATGGAAGAAAACACATATGAGTTTGAAACTCAGTGTCTTTACATCTTAAACAACATTAGTCACTGGAGAAACCCACAAGCTAAGGCAGTTCGAAATAAACTAAGGGAGAAAGTTAAACCCTGCTGCAATTTAATTGCACCAGCAGTTCAGCAAAAACTGTTTGAAAACATTTATTGACAGTTTTGCAAATCCATGTTATAGTGAGTCAAAACAATTAAACAGGCAACACAGTTGCCAAGATAAGGCCCTGTGTTGCCAAAGGAAGGTTTAAAGTGACATTTATTTTTACCTGTAAAACATGTAATAACAAGTTTAGGCTTTCTGAAGATGAAAAACACGTTTTTTTCGAGATGGCTAAAAAATACGGAGCTCAAAAAGTACTGGACTTAAGATGCCCCGCATGTTTCAATGCAGTTCCAAAAAAGGCATCTCGGGCCAAAAAAGCAGCTTTGCTGCAAAAAGGAGAACCAAAAAATGCTATACAAGATTAAGAACAATTTTTACATGAAGAAAGTTTCCAAAGAAACTCTTGAAACAACTTGGCTGGCATTTGCCCGTCAGGGGGATTCTATGCCAGGTTGTTGGTTTGACTGCTCCGAAGCAACAGTTGAACTGATTGAGAAGATGATTTCAGAAGGCCATTCAGAAGTCGTCCACAAAATTCCTGGGATTGAGAAACACTTTGAATAAACAGTTAAAAAAACTTTACGAAGTAAAGTTGAACTGGTTCGGTCAGGTGCTGGTTTTTTACACTCATGCAACAAGTGAACAACTGGCACTGACCTTAGCAGTCCGACAGCTTGCAAAAAAACTGAAACTAAACTTTACCTTTTGCAACGCCAAGTTCCGAGGCCAAAAGGCAAACTTTAACGTGGTGCTTGCACCAGAAAAAAAGGACTAAAAAAATGATGAATCTTGCAATGCAATACTCAACCGGCCAAACAGCTTTCGTAAAACCCTTCACAGTTTTAACTGCCCTGCCTACTCCTAGGGAGTTTAAAGAAACTCGAACAAAAATGCTTAAAAAACAAGCAGTTAAAGAACGGGAAACTCTGGAGTTTTTAAAGAAACTGTTCTGTGAACAACGGGACAAAGTCCAAGAAATCAAAGAAGAATACGAGGAATTGGACTACCAGCTTGCTATGGTTGATGGAAGAAGAAAAATTCTTAACTCTTTTGACGGCGAGAAACTAATTGGCGTCACCCGGGTTAAAACCAGCACGAAAGCCAAGGAACTGAATGACTGTCTTCGCAAAATGTCTGCTAAAGACAAAGAAGAACTTCTTAAGGATCTTTTGAAATGAAAGAACTTGTGTTAGCAATAGCAATTTTAGTAGTTGTTACAACCTGGGGCGTGTTAATTAGCTTTATGATTGGAGATATTCAAAAAACACTCCAGAAAGTTCTGGAAAACCAAACTCAAATCATTCTACTTCTCGCCCCAGAACACAAGAACTCAATTTCTTCACCTGAAGTTCCAGCGGACAAAAACAGAAAACAAGGTATGAAACCGAAAGGATGGTAAGAATGATAGCAATAATAAACCAGAAAGAAAGAAACAAAAAGGGTGAAACCCTGTACCATCTGAAAATAAATCACGAGTTTATTTGTGATTTCTGGCATGACCAGTCTGAGGGTCTTTCTGCATGTTTGTTTAAAGCTGCAAGAAAGGTTTTTCTAAAAAACCATATGGATACTAAGGAGAAAACTAAAAATGATAATTAGAAAAAAAGAAATCTACATTACGCCAACGCCTGAAGAACTGGCGGAGGAATTCTGTGAAATGGACTGTGATCAACAGGCAGCATTTTTCAACCAAATTGCTAAAAACATAGCAAACTGGGATAACCCTTTTTGTTTCCAGCTTCACAACATCATGACTTCGGATGTTTTAACTCTTGATGGCAGGTGGATAATGGAGCAAATCGGGATTTATTCTAAACCTTTGAGTGATGAAGAAATAACTAAAAACTCAAAAGTAAAAAACTTTTCTATAGAAGTGGAAGTGAATTCCCTGGGAGAAGTCTGGTTTTACTCTCCCAAAGTTCTTGGAACAGAATATGCAATTAACATGGGACAGTATAATAAAAAAGGAACCATTCTTGGAGACTTAATCCAAGGATTACTTCAGGAAAATGCAATTAAGCTGAATTTTTAAAACTGACAAAATAATTTTTTAAACTTTTGTTGACATCTTGGAAACGGTTTGTTATGATGTTAACAATTGGTAGCATTAAAAAATGACACCAAAAACCAATAACTTTTATCAACCAAAATGGAGATTAAAACAATGCAGATTAAAGCAAAAGCACCAAAAGTTTCAAGAGAAGGCGAAGTTAGTTACGTGATTGGAGAAACACTGGCAGAAAATGTAGAGCTTTTCGGAGAGGACTTGGTTAACAAGATCTTCATCGAACAGCTTATCGTCAAAGTCCAGAGCGGAGTTCGGAAATGTCTGGAGACTGAAAATGATCCGCAAACATGGGCAGACGGTTACAAACCTGGAACGAAAATGCCTTCTGCAGCCAAAGATCCTAAAACAGCTGCTCGCATGGCCATCAGTAAAATGTCTGCTGAAGAACGTATGGAACTTATTGCACAACTTCAGCAAGGAATTTAGTTTAAAAAAAGGAAGTTAAAGTTTGATCCTTCTTTAACTTCTGCCCTGGGTTAGTTTTCTAGTCATTTCTAACCCAGGGTTTTTTAAATACTAAAAACCACCAAAAACCACAACAGGAGAAACGAGCATGGATATAACTAAAGACGAAATATTTAAAGATGATATGATTAGATTTTTATCTAGAATAAACAAACCTTTAAATGATCCAGAAAATAATTGCTGGGAGTTTATATCTGCAGATCATAATATTTATGGTCATAGAAGAATATGGATAAATAGACGTTATATAGGTGTTCATAGACTTATGTATCTTATCTGTAATGACATAGAAAAAATCCCTGAAAATATTGAAGTATGTCATTCTTGCGATAATCCTTCTTGTGTTAATCCTAGGCATTTATTTTTAGGCACGAAAAAAGATAATCAGTTAGATAAAGTAGCTAAAAATAGACAAGCTAAAGGAGAAAGAAATGGTGCAGCTAAACTATCTAATATTGAAGTAATGACTATGAGAGAACTTTATGCTAATGGAAAATGGTCTCAACGGAAAATAGCTGATCTTTTTGGAGTATCTAAATCTACTTGTTTTAATGTAGTAAGTAAAAAATCTAATTTATGGAGGAACATTTAAAAATGTCTAAAAGAACTGGAATAATGTTGTGTTACCCGTTTGAGGAGAAAAGATTGACAACATGGAGACCTCCATATATCTGCCAGCCAAAACTTGACGGTGAGCGTTGCAGAGCGATTCTTCGAAATGGCAAAGCCCTTCTGCTTTCCAGTGAAGAAAACATAATCTTAAGCGTTCCCTTAATCCAGAAAGAACTGGAAGCTTTTTCCTTGGCAGTAAAAGTTCCCTTAGAACTTGATGGAGAACTTTACTGTCATGGAATGAGTTTCGAGGACGTTCACTCAATTGTTGGACGAACCGTGAATCTAAACCCAGATCACTTTTTTATGGAGCTTCATGTTTTTGACTTGGTTCAGGAACAAAATGAACAGTGTCACCGGTTGTTGGAGCTGAAGAAACTAAGCCAGTTTTTTACTGAAAGAATCCAACTGGTTCCTTCTAAAGTAAGTTTTACCTTGGAAGAAGTCAGAGAAAACTTTGACCTGTTTATTAAAAACGGATATGAAGGAATTGTTATTCGGGAATTTAATGCCACTTACCTTCGCCGACGCAGCACTTGGGTTATGAAGTTTAAGCCTAAAAAGTCCGACATTTACCGGATAATCGACTTCATTGAAGGACATGGTAAGTATGCTGGAACCATTGGTGCTTTGATTTGTGAAACTGATGGACAACCCTTTGAAGTTGGAAGCTTCAGCCTGTCAGATGAAAGACGACATGAGCTTTGGGAACAACGCTTTGAGCTTAAAAACTTTGATTGTAAAATCGGCTATCAGCACAAATGGACAAGCGGTAAGCCCAAAAGCGGGGTTTTTCTAGAACTTCTGCCACGACAGCAACTGGTTGAGTTCCAAAATCCATTAGATTAAACCAACACCCTTATGCAATTTAATTGCACAAGCCAAACAAAAAAGGACTAAAAAAAAATGGCAACTGTAAGAGTAATCTACATATCCCACAGGGATGACAAAGACTTAACTTTGTGTTTTTCTTGTGCTGTTAAAGAAGCATTTACAGGACGTATGATAAGTATGGAAACAACAGACTATGAATCTACACAGTGCGATATTTGTGAGAGTTTTTTGAAAGACACAATAACTATTTAAAAAAAGGACTAAAAAATGCAAGCTCTAAATGACAACAAAGTTGACAACTCAAAAATCAAAGAGTTCAAAACCTGTCCTAGAAAATTCTTCTACTCCCATGTTCTGGGGTGGAAAAGTCAGCAACCAAACAATCATCTGGTTTTTGGCTCTGCGTGGCATGAAGCTATGGAACACTTGCTTCTGAAAGGCTATTCCCAAGTCGAGGTTCTGAATGCTTATGATAAATTCCTAACCTATTACCGGACTTATTTCGGGCCTGAAACAGATGATTTCTTTCCGTCTAAAAACCCAGACAAAGCCTTTGAACGCCTGGCTCAATACACTGCTTACCCTGAATACCGCCAAGACTTGGAGTTTTTTGAAACCCTTCATACTGAAATTGCTGGCTCCGTTATGATAGATGAAAAACGTCAGATGTATTTCCGGATGGATGCTGTTTTGAAAAACAAGCACAATGGAAAGATACGAAGTAGGGAGCATAAAACTGGCAGTGGTAGTTATCTTTGGGCTGAACAATGGCTTCTTGATGGCCAGGTCGGAACTTACAACCACGTTCTGAATTGCCTTTACCCTCAAGACTCTGTTGATGGTGTCGAGATGAACGGAAGTTTTTTTCCTAAAAACAGAAAGTCCCCTGCTGAACCTAAGAATGTTTTCAGCCGGTTTTTAATTAAACGAACGAATGAACAGATGCAAACCTGGATAGACAACACACGGTTTTACCTCTGGGAATTGGAGCGTGAATACTCTTTACTTAACGAGGCAAAAGAATCTGATCAGACACTCCATGCTTTTCCACTTCGTGACACCAGCTGTTTAAACTATTTCCGGCTTTGCGAATACCACGATTTCTGTATGGCCTGGGCAAATCCCTTACGCAATGCTCACCAGCCACCGCTGGGGTTTAAAGAGGAATTCTGGGATCCTACAGAAAAACCTGCGAAAGAAATTTTTAACTTGGAAGTTAAGGAATATTAAAAAACAACAACTAAAAGGAGGAAAGTTTTGAATGAAGACGTAAAAAAGGATTTTTTAACTGTTTCGGCCGAAGTAGAAAAACTCCAAAACATGTACAAAGAATCTCCTGGAAGTAAAACACTAAGCATTTTGCTTCTAGGTGAAAGCGGTAGTGGTAAGAGTTTTCTACTTCACACAGCCAGGAAGCCAATTCATCTTGATTGCTTTGACCCTGGCGGAACCAAAAACCTGAAGGAGCTTATTAAAAAAGGAGAACTTGTCCCTGACATTGCCTGGGAAAATGAAGACCCTGAAAATCCAACGGCCTTTCGAGATTGGGAGAAAGTAACTAAAGAACGAATTAGAACTGGTTATTTCAGCCACTTTGGAACTTACTGTCTTGACAGTTCTACAACCTGGACTGACGCAATCATGAATCAAATCTTGAAGTCCGAAGGACTGGCAGGAAAACCACCACGCTGGGCGCATGATTACGTACCGCAAAAAGTTAAGATTCAAAACTGGATTAAGGTTCTTATGAAACTTCCGTGTGACTTTATTTTAACTGGACACTTGGAAGGCTCTAAAGACGAAGTAACTGGAAGTTTGTCTTACCGTTACATGGTTACTGGGAAAGCAGCTGTAACAATCCCACTGTTGTTTGATGAGATTTATGTGATGGATCCTAAAAGCACTGCAACTGGAATTGAATACAGAATCCTAACCCAGTCTAACGGTCGTCACATGGCAAGAAGTCGGATGGCAGCCAAGGGGTTGCTTACAACTTATGAAAAACCGGACCTTAAAAACATGCTTAAGAAGTGTGGCTTTTCAACTGAAGACAAACCGCTGTTCGCAAAACAAAGCTAAAAAAAAACTGAACCACCGCCAAATAACTTGGCATAAACTAAATGGAGCAAAGCTCTAAAACAAGGAGAAGTAAAATGACAACAGAAGAATTTATCGACTTATCAAGTGTTAACCTGAACGACACATTTGAACCTACTGTTCACCCTGATGGAGAGGAAGTAGAACTTCGCATTGTCAGCTTTATGAAAAGCAAGGACAAAAATGGGAACCCTTTCATCATGCCGTTCTTTGAAATTTCTGATGATCCTTACTCAAAAGAATTCGGTTCTTACATGCCCCTTCCGAATGAAACTATGACTCCAAAGGAACGGAACAAAGCTACTTTGGACATAGGGAATTTTTCCAGTGCTTTTGGAATTGACTTCAGTCAGCAGCTGGACATCAAGAATGACCTGGTTGGAAAATCTGGTTGGGTTATTCTTGGGGTTGGCAAGGATCAGGACGGAAATCCAGTTAACAAAGTCAGGAAGTATATTAAAAGAGCTTAACTTCCCTGACGCAATTTAATTGCAGCAGTGCCCGTAACGCCTCTGTCCGTCGAATGAGACTTTCAAGCGCACCAACTCGATCCGAATTAACGGATATCACTCAGGGGACGCCTTGAGAGTGGGCCTTTTTTTTAAAAGGAGAAAATAAAATGAGCATAGAAAATCTGGAGATACACGGAGATGGAACTGTTTACGCTCCTATACGATTGAACAGAGATGAAGGCTACAATTGGATAGACACAAACTGCATTGCGCCTTCTCTGTATGAGTCAAAAGTTATAGTAGAAAGGTACGAGAGAGACCTTGCTTACTGGAATTCTTTAAACCCTGTTCAACGGTATGCTCAGTTTAAACTAGAGGAAATTTAATTTGTCTGGTGACGGAATAGGTAAACGTATGAGTGCAGGACGCAAAAGACCTGTTGAACTTGGAATTGACTTAGATGAGGCGGCTGAACGGTGAGGGACAAGAAAAACTCCTCGTGGGAAGCCAACGAAAAGACACACCATCATGCAGGGTGCAAATCCTTGTCCAGACTACTAACCGGAGGAAATCTAAATGTTAACTGAAGAAGATCAAAAACTACTAAACAATGTTGCCGAGCGTTCCAGGTGTGTTTTACAGTGGTGGTTTGATTTTGCTTACAACATTCAGAAACAAAACTGGATTAGTCCAAAGCAGCGTAAGAAACTGCAAAGCTTTGACTACGAAAAAGCAATGCTTAGACTGTACGGCACTACAAAAAATAAAAACTGGATACCCTGGACTGAGGGACTTGATCACGAAGACATGACTGAATACTCTCCTGGCCCAGAATACTAACTAAACAACCGAAGACCGGCAGCGGAATTGTCCGTGAGGGTATAACTAAGAAATTAACGTTTCTCTGTTCTTCAGACGGCTAACCACCCTCAGCCGGTCTTTTTTTTAATGAGGAGAAAAGAAGATGAAAATAACTAAACTGGAATCAACAATAGGACACTTTCAAATCTACAACGTCAGGAAGAAACAGATGGCAGAAGAATATGCTCATCCTTTAGTTGAATTCGAACTTTCCGGTGTAATTCTTGACGGGCCTTTGTCTGGAGTTGAGTTTTCCTTTG